CGACAATTGTCACCCTTGGCGCAGTCACGAAGCAAGCCGGCCGCATCAACACAAACAGCGCCCAGCTTGCCAGCGACGGAACACTCGGAACGGAAGACACAGCCGTCACGCTCCCCGCCAACCCGACCCGCCTTATAGTCGGTATCGACTCCGCAGGCGCGCAGACATTCGTTGGCGACATAGCCCGCGTCAAAATCTTTGCAGGCGCACTCACTGACGCCCAACTTCAAGCGCTCTCAACCGGCGTTATCTGACCCGTTAACCCAAGCCCAACCGCTGGCTCAAACCCAGAGGGAGGAGAGACACCGTGCCTGCTCTTGATGATGACCGTGAAGAAGCTTTGGCCCAAGAGCTTGCAAAGGGCATCGCTCAAGGCACGGCCTACGTTACAGCCGGATATTCAGCCAAAAACAACAATGTAGCATCGGTGAACTGTAATCGCCTGCTAAAAAAGGCTAAGTACATTACCGAACGCGCTGATGAGCTTCGCGCCATAGCCCGTGATCAGATGCTCACTGAGGAGTTCAAGGCCGACCTTGAAGGGCTGACAAAAGCGTATCTCGAAGATCGAGTGCTTGCCCGCCAGCTAGGACAGCCAAGCGCCGCAGTCTCTGCGCTCAATTCGATTGCCAAGATGCGCGGTCTCATGTCCGACACGGTCAAGCACGTGGGTGATCCTGCGAACCCGATCATCACAGAGGTCATAGTGCGTGGCGTCTCAGCAGCTAATCGTTGAGGCCCCGGAAAAGCTCCTGCCACTGATCGAGCCTGCAAGGTACAAAGCGGCGTATGGCGGAAGGGGCGGGGCAAAGTCTCACTTCTTCGCAGAACAGATTGTCATCCGCTGTTATGCCAAGAAGGCGCGCGTTGTCTGCATCCGAGAAGTGCAGGTCACGATCCGGGATTCGATCCGCCAGCTCATCGTGGACAAGATCAACCGGCTTGGCCTTGGCTGGGCGTTTGACATCCTGGCGACCGAGATCAGGGGCAGGGTAGGGACACCGGCAGAGGGCGCCCTGGTCATCTTCCGGGGAATGCAGGACTACAACGCGCACAACATCAAGTCGCTGGAAGACTTTGATATCGCGTTTGTTGAAGAGGCGCAGACGCTCTCGGCTCAATCGCTGAGGCTGCTTCGCCCGACCATTCGTAAGGACGGGTCAGAACTGTGGTTCGCCTGGAACCCGAGATACGAGACTGACGCTGTCGATGAGTTCTTCCGGGGAAAGGCCCCGCCCAAGAATGCGGTGATCGTCCCGATCAACTGGTCTGACAACCCGTGGTTTAACGAAGTCCTGCAAGCGGAGAAGGATGCAGACTTCGAAGCTGACCCGGACATGGCCGAGCATGTCTGGAACGGCGGTTACGAGAAGATCACCGAGGCGCAATACTACGCGCGCCAGATATTTGCGGCCGAGAAGGAAGGCCGGATCGGGTTTTTCCCGCATGACCCAAACTATCCCGTGATGACTTCATGGGACATCGGCGTGGATGACTACACGGCCATTTTCTTCTGGCAGCACATCCATCCGTGGGTGAACGTGATCGACTATTTCGAGGCCAGCGGCTTCGGGGCGGATGATTGCTTTCGACAGGCCCTGCCTGAGTACACCGCAGATCCAATGGCGCGTCTCAGCCAGATGACGGAGATGGGCCGCACCGCGCCGTACAAGTATCACCGCCACTATTTCCCGCATGATATCCGCAACAGGGAATGGGGAGGCGGGGCCAAGTCGCGCGTCCAGACCGTCATGGAACTCGGTGTCCCGATGACGCAGATCAACGTAGGCGTGGCGCAAGGGCCAGAAGAACGGATCAACGCAGGGCGCAGGCTCCTGCCGATCGTGCGGTTCAACCAAAGCAAGCGGGTGATGTTGGGTGTCCAGCGCATTCGTCGCTACTCCAGGCGTCGTAATGAGCAGCTTGGGACGTATGGCGCTCCGCTGCATGACGAGAACAGCCACGGCGCTGATGCGTTTGGCGAGTTTGCTGTGAACTGCGGGATTGCCCCGCCCAAGATTATCGCACCAGCCAAGGCTCCCCAGCCTGTTGGCTCTGTCTACCTCCCCGGCGCTCCTGAGCCCCTGAGAACCACAAAGAAAGACTGGTCGTGATGGAAGAGGAGGGCGAGGCAACAGGCGGGGGAGACGGCGAGGAGCTACAGCCCGAGTTCGACCGTGACGCTGCGCCATTCATGAAGATGATCGAGCACGCTGAGAAGGCGTTTGAGCCGTGGCACAGCACCTGCGACAAGCTCGCCAAGGAATATGCGAACCTGAAGCGTCTGGCGTCATCGCGCTCAGACCGCGAGTTCCAGATGTTCTATGCGAACCTGGAAGTGGTGAAGCCGTCGATCTACAGCCGGGCGCCGCAGCCTGTCGTGGTCCCGCGCTTCAAGGACCGCAAGCCCGTACCGCGCAAGGCATCTGAGATGCTGGAACGTGCGCTCGTGACCAGCTTCGACACGGAGCATGTCCACGAGACGATGAAGCGGGTCCGTGACGACTTCGCCCTGTTCGGTCGCGGCGTCATCTGGACCCGGTACGAGACATATCAGAAAGGTCAGGAACTCAAGGAATGCGTCCGCTATGAGTGGGTGCATCGGGCCGACTTCCTGCACGAGCCGGCACGCATCTGGTCCGAGGTTGGCTGGGTCGCCCGTGGCACGTGGCTGACGAAGGAACAGGGCGAGAAGCGCTTTGGTGAGAACTGGCCCGATGACATCAGCTATGTCGAGGCCAAGGATACCGCAGACGCCTATCAGGTCGAGAAGAAAGCCCGCGTCTGGGAGCTATGGCACAAGGGCAAAAACCTCGTTGTGTGGCTGCACCCGAACAGCAAGACCGTACTGGACATCGCCCCGCCGCACCTGAGCCTTGACGGCTTCTTCCCGTGCCCGCGTCCTGCCTTCGCCACGCTGGAAGATGACAGCCTTGTCCCTGTGCCAGATGGGTGCTTCTACAAGGACCAGCTTGAGGAGATCAACGAACTCACGGCGCGCATTTCCTCGCTCTCGGAAAGCCTGCGGCTCGTGGTGATCTACCCGGCCGGCGCGGAGGGTGTAGGCGAGGCGGTCGAGGCTGCCGTTGCGCAGACCGACAATCGCAGGACGTGGATCCCCGTAGCTGGTCTGGGCCAGCTATCGCTCCAGACAGGAGGCAAGCTGCAAGACAGCATCTGGGAAATGCCGGTCGATAAGGTCGCTGCGACAATCACGCAGCTCATTGCCCTGCGCCGCGAACTGATCAGCGACGTCTACCAAATCAGCGGCATCTCCGACATCATGCGGGGAGAGAGCGAGGCCAGCGAAACGCTGGGCGCGCAACAACTCAAGAGCCAGTACGGCTCGATCCGCATCAAAGACCGTCAGGCCGAGATGATCCGGCTGTGTGACGTGGTGCTGAACCTGGCCGGCGAGATCATGGCCGAGAACTTCGCGCCGCAGACCATGATATCGATGAGCCAGATCGACTTGCCGAAGCAGGCCGATGTTCTCGCCCAGCATCAGGAAGCGATGATGCAGGAAATCCAGGCGGCCATTGCACAGGCTCAACAGGGCATGGCGCAGGGCCAGCCCCCGCCAGCGCCGGAACAGGTTGAGCAAGCCAAGCAAGCCATCATCCTGAAGCACCAGAACGAGATTGCCGAGGTTGTGACCATCGAGAAGGTGTTCGCCCTGCTCAGTGCAGAGCGGACGCGGCCTTTTGTGCTCCAGATCGCGACGGATTCGACTATCCAGCCTGACGAGAACGCCGAGAAGGCTGCACGCTCCGAGTTTGCGTCGGCATTCTCGCAGATGAGCGCGGCGCTTGGCCCATTGATGCAGGCTGCACCGAAGGAAGCCGCGCCATTGTCGGGCGCCATGCTCAAGTTCGTGCTGGCCCCGTTCCGCGCCGGCCGCGAGATGGAGCAGGTGATCGAAGAGTTCGTGGACCAGATGACCGAGAAGGCGAGCCAGCCCCCGCCGCCTGATCCTGCGGCTGAGGCCATGCAGATCGAGGCCGAGACGAAGAGGGCCGACCTTGAGGACCGCAAGGCAGAGCGCGCAGCGAAGCTGGAACAAGCCGCTAAGGCGCAGGAAGCCGAAGTTCAACAAGCGGCCATGAAGCGCGATGAAGCAATGGCAAGCGCCGCTGACAAGCGGGCTGAGCGCGAGCACAAGAAAGCCATGGCGGAAACTGAAAAGCTCATCAAGGCCATGGACGTGCAGATGAAAGAGCTTGAGCGGGATCTGAAGCAGTTGGAAATCGGCGTCCGCAAAATCGAAGCCGACGCCAAGGTCGAAGAAGTTGGCGACCGCAAACAAGAGCGCCAAGCCGCTGCGATGAAGCCGCAAGACGATGATGAAGACCGCATGATCGAGCGGGAAACCAGAAAGATCGGCAACGCCAAAGCCAGACTGGACCTTGAAGACAGGTTGAAAGAAACAGATCACAACGGGCGCAAGCGAGCGGTGGATGAAGATACGGCGACGGCGGCGCGCGAAGAGGCAGCGTCTCGGCTGGAACAGACGCAGGTATTGACGCAGGCGGTCAAGGATATTCAGGCCGGCATGTCGCAGCTTGCAGATCAGCAGGCCAAGTTGACCAAGGCAATGACGGCGCCCAAGCGCGTAGTTCGTGACCCAAAAACGCAACGGGCTATTGGCGTTGAAACGCTCGACGTAGGACTTTGATAGATGGCAATCAAACTCTCAGTAGCCGTTCGGAACGCGCGGCTTGACGCAATCGAGACGGCGATCGGCACAAGCGCCGTGCTCAAGATCAGGACGGGCGCCCCGCCAACCAACATTACGGATGCGGACAGCG